AGCCTCGATCTTGATGGAAGCCGTATCAGCATCGGCCGTGCAGGCTCCGACATGAATCTTGGCTGTGGGGGCAGAAGACTGACCAAACGACGTATTACCTACAAAGCGAGAGTTGCCCCCAGAGGCCGAAATGGTCCAGTTGGTAGAGCCAATGGTTTGCTTTACCACCTGCAAACCATAGCAAGTCGTCACCGTCCCTGTTCCCGTCTTGGACAAAGCAGCCAAATTCATTCCATAGGATGTCGTGCTCTTCCCAGTGGCAACACTGATAGTAGCTGCAAGATACAGACCGTAATTGGAGAGCAGGTCCGTCGATTTCAACGTGGGATTCAAACGCATTCCATAGCCAACCCCAACCAGTCCGGCGCCCGTGTAGGTTCCTTCCAAGATCATCCCTGCTACCAAACCCGCCGCGGAAATGGTCTGATTCACGGTCAACCCAACGTTGGAGGATGAACCAGCCGACCCCAAGACCGTAAACGCATTGGCAGTGATCGTCGTGCCCGAAGGATCAATCGTCAGATTACCCGAAGAATCAACGGAGAAGTCTACACAATTCGCCGCGGAGCCGTTGGAGTCGTTGTATGTGAGGCGAAGGCAAGCCCCCGTCGCGGAGTTGATTTCCAGGGCTTTGTCCGGTGCGGTTGTTCCAATACCAAGGTTGCCAGCAGTGGCTCTCAATACTTCTGTTCCCCCAGGATTTAGAGAAATATAAGAACCCCTTAATGTTACTGGTATATATGCGGAAGTGGCACGATTATATCCCTGAAGTACTCCACCAAGTGTATCGCTATAAAACATTTCAGCACCAGAGCCAGATGCTGGCCAAGAAGCAGGAGCTACTGTTTGTCTAATAGCCCCAGAATAAACATCCAGCTTCGCCCCAGGGCTCGTCGTCCCAATGCCGACGTTGCCACCTTGACTGACTGTGATTAGATTTAAGCCTGCATTTCCGTATATCCCCAAAGCATGTGAGTTGTCGTAATCGTTGCGAATGTTCCATTCAGTGGTACTTCCACTTTTAAATAGAAGGCTCGCATAGGTTGTGGAACTTCCAACAGCTATGCTTTGTTGCCCAGAACCATTAACGTGTAATTGATAACTTGGTATTGTCCCGATACCAACGTTTCCGTTGAAACGGCTATTTCCGCCATCGACGTAAATAGAGTAATTCGTGGCCCCAGCAGTCTGTTCCAATACATGCAATCCGTAACAAGTCGTGATTGTCCCGCTGCCAGACTTCGTGAGGGTTCCGACCATCGTATTGACGGCTGTAGCTACCGTAAGCCCTGTGCCAGCCGTCACCGTGCCGTAAGTATTGAGGAAATATGCGCCTTTTGTGTTGGGCGGAACAAGCGTCGGATTTATCAAGACCCCGTAAGCGTTATATCCACTCCCGGAGGTGTAAAAGCCCTCTACACTCAACCCGAGTGCGGCCCCAGTCCCAGTAATAGTATTGTGGATCGCCAGGCCAGTGGAACCGGCATACGTCGCGGCACCGCCGCCAACTACGACGCCTTTCATGCTATAGATTCGCAGGGCTTCCGCCAAATCTGTCCCGTTATTTACCCTGATAGAAAAGTAGCCTTTTTTGTCGTCATTTACGACGTTTTCCTTTCCCCCCATGAATTGCATGAAGAACGCCAAAGCATCGGCATCGTTATACTTTCCTTGCACAACGAACGATGCCGATGGCTGTACCGAGTAGGCTCGGGTGTCTTTTAGGTACAACTGTACCGCTGCCGACGAGTCGCACGCAATTTGCACGTTAGAATTACTCAGGCCAGTAACAGACAATGCTGTCGTAACTAGCGACTGCCCGTCAACAAATGTTAAATTTGCCGAATCCGCTGCCTGCCCACCCGCCGCAGAAAACCACACGCGACCCGCCGTGAGTGACGTATCCTTGAGATGTGCCGCCGTGAGCGTCCCGGCCGTGAGCGTGATCGACTGAGTAGCAATCACCCAGGGGGCAGAAAGATCAATAGAACCATCGGCCTTGAGATAGCTCCCCGACGCGGGAATCTCGTAGCCCCCGGTCAACGAGAAGATCCCAGTGGCCGAATCATAGGACAGTCCCGTGGCGGAGCTACTGACTGAAGCTCTGGCTCGGGCTGTCGTGAACAGCGGTATTCCCATTCCCATGATGATTCTTTCGTTGGGGTAAACCCCCTAAACAAACAGAACTGATCTTCAAGGCATCGACGTATCCGATCCAACGGGGCCAGATTCAGAAACGGCTACTCCGGACGCCCCCGACGATGAAGTCGAAGAAGTAGCAGGTCCTACGGAAGACATGGAGACCGAGTTGATTCCTACAGAAGTCCCGGACAGGCCGACCGGAAACTTGGGATGGTCGGAACTGCCGCTGGATTCCTCCTCTTCCTCTTCCTCTTCCTCGACGAATCGGTGATGGGTCATTTTCTCATCCCTCACTGATCGACACTGACAAGGCCAACTCGCGAATGGGATCATCGGGGAACGGGGACTGTTGCTTGGCGTTGCGGATCGCCTTTCTGACAAGCAACCTGGCAACCTTAGGGAAGAACGGCAGTTTTCTCTTCTTCGCTTCGGCCCCAAGCCACCCAACGATCACCTCCACGTTCGCCTCACACCACGCAATACCTTTCACGTCCATGGTTCTAGCCCTAGCTTTGCACTTGCATCCCGGCTTTTCTCGTATTCCCCAACGAGTGAGCAAGTAGGACAACTCGGTACCAACTCCACCAATCCCCCTTGAAGAACGATTACTACGATTGGACGTTCCTTTCTTTCGAGATTGGCCGAATTTTCTCGATGGAAATCCACCATCGAGCCACAGTTTTCTGTATCCTGGATGCTGATCGACTAGCTTTTGAAGGTTCGGAAACTTCGCCAAGTCAAATGGCATTCTACAATCCCTTACAGATTGGCCGATCTTGCTTCTCTGATCTTCCCCAACAGACGAGCCTTAGCAGATTTGATGTGATCCGAAGATCGAACATCGATATGAAACTCCTCTTCTATTTCGGCTTTCAGTCGATGCATCTTCTCTTCGTCCCGAGAATTTTCCAAGCCGCAAATAACGATAGCAGCATCGACAAACATACGGAATACCCCGTCATGTTGAACGTAATCCGTGGTTTCATCCAACACTGAAACGATCTCCTCGAGTCTGTTCAGGCAATCGTTCACGCTGGACGGCTTAGGATATTCGTCAGGGTCTGAGAAGAATTCTTGGGACACCTTCTCACTGATATCCGATTTTGGAAGAAAGAAGACCAACCCAAGCAATACCACAGCCAAAATCTTCAACTTCTCTGCCATACAAATTCTCCCGATCGGATTTTCAATAAGAGGGAGTATAGGGACATGGATCTTCCATTTCCCCAGGGGCTTCCGTGATGATCGCCCTGAAGTCAAGTTGACAAACTCGATATGCAGGACCTGGGGGCATTTCCGGTTCTTCAATCACTGAAGGAATGAACGTACAAGGATGACAGCAAGGCTCACAGTCTTCCCCGGCACAGCCTTCAAGGGGGTCCTCAAAAAAAACAAATCCCAAATTCAACGTCATTGTGCCCGCGTAATCGAAGACCAACAAAAGCGGTTTGCATGTCGATTCTTGGGCATTCAGGCTTACATCGAACGGAAATCCAGTCGGGCAGGGAACGACTTCCTCGTCGGCTTCATAGACCACTCCACCATAATCATCACAAGAGTATCCATCTAAGAAAACCCAAGGTTTCGTCGGACAGAGATAGCTCTGACTGGATGTTGAAGCAATGTTTTGCGTCACAGATACCTGCAAGATGAAACCATCGAAGAAGTTCGGATCTCCAGGACCACAAGTATCCCCACCGCACTTCAACTCAAATTTGAACACGTAGTCAGCCCCAAGACCTAGATCAGCCACATGAATCGGCTTCAAGCAGGGCCAGCAATCCCCAGCAATGTAAGCGACCCAACTGGTCGGCGTACAGCCAGTTCCCTTCAAGAGCAAGGTCAATCCATTCAAACCAGAGCAATCATTTTCAGTTTCTCCCTCGGACTCAGCTATGAAGGTCAGCATGAGATTGGGAGCAACTTCAGACGTATCACCCTCTTCTATTGCAGAACGATCACAATCACAGAATCCGCATCCAACGCAATCATCCCTGTCATCGTTCAACTGGGTCAAATACCAATAGGAGAAAACGACCGGCCTGTCACATTTGTGCTTGATTCCAGCCCTCCAACCTCCTTCAGGATCGCAACCCTCCACTGCCAGCAAATCTGTAACAACCGCATCTGCAACGATGGTATCGTTTCCGTAGAACCCAGAGAAAGCCCCATGGCTAACGCATCCCAACAGGGTGAAGTCGATTCCATTCTCCCCAGGATCTTGCTGTCCGGTCAAGGTGCAAGATTCCAAAACTGTTTCTCCATCATTGTCAACCACCAAAAGATTCAACTCAACGGTCGAACTGCTGGTGAACTCCACGGAATATTCCAAGTACCGATAATTACCCCCCGCCAAACAAGTCCAATGCCAATCCAAGATCAAGGAGTAGGTATCTCCGACCTTGGCTCCAAACACCTTGTAGGAAGCAAGCATCCAACGAGACCATCCACCTCCCTCTTGATTATTCTCCCCCTTGGGTATTCTATCCCGGCAGAGAAGAATGGCTCCGGGATTTCCGTCCTCGATCAGGTACCCAGGAGGATCGGGGCAGGCCGCCAAGTCAATCCACCAGGACCAGCCAGGATACTCATCCTCTTCGCCCGTCGTTCCCGGAGAGATCACGATCCAGTGAGGACCCAAATAGGGAAAGTAATTGCGGTCGCGGCAGAAGTCATCCTCGAACACGTAGCAGCCGCAGCAACACCACCAACCACAGCAACCAGGGTCTTCGATTCCGACGTAGGATATGGTCACCGATCGTTCTCCCGCTCTAAGGACACCACTCCCCAATCGTATCCTTGGCACAAGGCCCGGTCAGGAACGATAGGCACGTCAACCGCAAGACCTCCCAAGGATTCTCATCAGTCAACTCATTGGGAAGCGTGGCAGGCCCAAGCCATTGGGCTTTCAACTGGCAGTATGTTGGGGTATCAACCAACCGATAGGCGATCCCGTGGGCATAGTCAGCATTGCCAAGGAACTCTCCCAGGGGATCGAAGACGGGGAAGAACGTCCCGTTGGGACATAGATAGGTCAGATCGCAGACCTCTTCGCCAGCACTGGAACTGGCGGATGATCCGCTGGATGTTGACCGGGAAGAGGAGGCCGACGATTCGTCCGGATTCGTGTATTCCAACTGCTCGGCCACGGCCCAAGTGTTCGGTTCCAGATCGGTCCTAAGGATGAACCGCCTGAACTTAACCGCCCCAACGCCTGCCAAAGGCACGAACGCTTGCCGTTGTTCGTTCCAATAAGCCAACACCTTGTCTCCAACGGACAACGTCAAGTCCACGTCCGTCGGGTCGATCATCCGCTGGGTATCGTCATCCTTCCACGTGCCGTCCGCGTGGTCGAAATACCGCATGATGCAAGCATGACATCCGGAGTCCAGATCGATCGTGATCGACTCTCCGATCACCTTCACGATGCATTGGAGAAACGGGGGTATCCCCACATCGCCGGTGATCGAAGGACATCGCATCCCGGACATGAACGTGCCTGGTCGGCTGTGGCTGAACTGGTTCACCACGGAGCCAATGGTATTTACCTCGGCGGCCCTCAATGGGTCGCCCGGCTTCTTCTGCGGTATGGACTCGTAGGCCACAGGGCATCATCCGTAGAACAGTTGGTTGAGGTTCGCCAATTCATAGGCATAGCTTGGTGGGTCCAAAGCAACACCTGAACTGTCAGTCTTCACCAACCGATCCCATCGGCCGGTGTTCGGATTGAACACATGGTTGTGCCCCTTGATCTCTCCCTGCTCGTTGATCTGCTTTTCCAAGAGCTTCATGTCCAACTCGAACGACGGATCTTTCTCCCGCCAAGTCCACTTGGTCGCCATGGAAAATCCCGCGAAGAGGATCGTCTCCGGAGGGGCGTCGAAGATCGCCGGCATCGCATAGTTGTTGACCGTCCCCAACAAGGATCGGGCCAACAGAAAGGATGCGGCCATGTTGACACGTGGAATACGACGGAACTTGAGGTTCCATTCCAATGAAGGAACGATCTTCGACATTGGCACCAACGGATTCGTGAGCTTTTCATCCTTGGTCTTGGTGGATGGATTGTCGGCAACAGAGATATTGTACTTGGCCCGCTTGGGGAAGTGGGTAAGGTATTCGCCAGAGGCATTCACCGACAACTCGACGATGTCATTGTTGGTATCTTCCTCCGATTTGCCACTGGAATATTTGATCGTCACCAACAAGAACTCGGAATACGTCCCCGATTCGGCGGAAGAGTCAATCGCGTAGGGATCGCCTGGCTTCCCAGGAGGAAAGGACTCGAAGTCAAGCGACTTGGTGACCAAGTAGAACAGGCCGGGGTATCTACGAGGCGGTCGGTAGAACCAGGCGATGCCTGGCCAAACGATCGTGTCGGAGAACGATTCGACCACGAAGTCCGCCAAATCAGACGCCTGGATGATGTATTGCTCCGTAATGTCGGCGGACTCTTCCTCGAAGTGCCCCTTGGGGTTGTCCTGGTAGAGCTTGTAGGGTATACCACCCAAGGTTCGCAGCCGCCAAGTGCTGGGGTCCAGGTTCAAGCTCATGGTGCCAACCCCCCTTTACCGCCTCCCTTGGCCTCTTGAAGAATCTGCTCTTGCACTTGCACGCCCCTCCCTTGGATGTCAACTTGTTGCTGAAGAAGGTTGTTGGTTGTGTCAGCTTCAGATTGCTTCATCATCTGCTCTTGCAACTTCTTCCCCAGGTCGGCGAAGGACATCTTCCCGATCAGGCTCTCGGCCTGCTTGCCCATGGCAGCCGCTTGAATTGCGGATGGTTTCTTAGGACTATCCGGTGGCTTCTGACCAAATCCTTTGTTTTCACCAAAGAAATTTGACTTCCCGGACATGACATCCTTGGCTTTCTGCAACGCCGTCTGAAACTTGCCCGTCAGGGTGGGAAGCTTTCCCATCTTCTCTCCCCACTGCTTGGAGAGATTCAGACTTTCACTCCCAATCTCAGCCATCCTTTTTTGATGATCCTTTTCTTGGGCCTCGATGGCCGAAGCGATCGCTTGCTGGTTGGAAACTCGCTGCCCCTTGATCGCGTCCAAAGCTCTCGCCTGATCGCTGGCAATAACCTCGGCTTCTTCCTCTGGTGTAAGCAACCACTTCTTCCCTTGCAATTCCGTGGTCTTCCGTTGAATCCACATGAAGAATTTGGAGAACGCAGGCATCATGTTGCTAACCGAAATCTCACTGATCGACGTCCATATGTCAAGGAAGAATCCCTTGATCTCCAAAAGCTTGACGTGAACATAGTTCTTCGCTTGCTCCCAGAACGCTTGGAAAGCAAGCACCGTCTGGGATACGATGTTGATGATTCCCTGACGCAGCCCTTCCCAACTGCCGAGCATTACGTTCAGGTTGGCCAGCACGACCTCGAATGCTTCGGACAACGATCCAGAAAACACTGATCCCAACCAAGATGATCCCATCCCCATCGACTCGAAGACCCCTGAGACGTAGGATGCCAACCCAGACCATGCCCCTTGCACCCAATTGATTGCTATGTCCCACACGGCCCGGAAGAACTCGGCCACGCTGGAAGCAAAATCCCGGACCATCGAAAGCCCGGCCACGACGTAGGGAGCCCATTCGACCATCTTATTGGACAGCGAGAGGGCCATCTCCGATAACCTGCCGATCACCGAAGAAGCGAAATCTGAGAAGGAAGACTTAACGGAACCGACGGAAGCTCCCAATCCGGCGAACACTGCCTTCGCCCCCTCCCACAAAATGGACAAGGCAGTCTTCACGTTTCCCCAAGCTGATCCCAACAGTATCGCAGCATTTCTCAACGACTCTTGTCCAGCCTCGGTCTTGGAAAACCACACGACCAATCCTGCAACCGCCCCAGCAACAACCGACAAACCAACGATCAAGGCCGTAAACGGATTGGCCAACATCGCCGCTTTCAATCCCAACATCACAGAACGAAATCCAATCGCGGCATACTTCGCGGCCCTAAATGCACCCACCAAACCGCCGGTCACCCCAACAAAAGCAACGATGGAACCAGACGCAGAGCCGATCGATGCCATAACACCGGACGACATATCACGAAACGATTCCAAGGAATTCCTCACAGATTCGGCAATGTCAATCAAGGAAGTTACCACCCCCTTGGCCAACGGCATGAAGGCTTCTCCGAATGCACGCTTCGCAAGATTGGCCCCATCAACCAACGTGCTCCACAATCCACTCAACGAAACCGACTGCTTGCCCATCATGTCGGCGAACCTACCCCCAGGGGCACTGAGTCCCTCCAAAATCTTCTTCAGATCAGCAAAGGATATCTTCCCGGCACTGAGCATCTTGCTCGCCGCTTCCTGCGTGACGCCGTAGTGATCGGCGATATCCTGGAGCGATATGATTCCACGAGTAGACAACTGGCGGAAATCCTGAGTCAACAACTTGCCGACACCCCGGACTTGATTGAAGATGAGTGCGATCTCCCCAAAACTGGAGCTGGTTCCACTGGCCGCGTTGCCCAACGTGTTCAACGTCTTCATCAATTCATCGCCACGTTCTCCGAACATAATGAGACCACGAGCGGCTTGCTCGATCTCTGGCATCTCGAACGGGGTCTTCGCCGCAAACTCCGTGAGTTCGGCCAATGTCTTCTTCGCTTCGTCGGCGGAACCCATCATCGTCTCAAAGGCGATAGTGGTCTGCTCAAACCTGGCTGCTTGGGTGAACGCTGAAACTCCTGTTGCAACAACCCCAAATCCGATTCCCAATACTGCCAAGGACCCAGTTATCCGAGAAGTAAACCCAGAGACCATCGACTCTGCGTTGGACAGCCCGGAGGCGATCCCGGCCGGGACACCGGACGCGTCGGCTGCAATCGCCACGTATGCCTTGGCCAATTGAATTCCCATCGCATCACCCCGCTGCCTTCTTCCGCTCCCGTGCTTCACGAGCCAGCCGATGGGCCTTGCTCTCACCCCCGATCTTGGCACGGATCGGGTTCCCCTTGATGTCCCTACCCTTCAACAAGCCATCGGCATCTGCCATCGCGACGGCCTCAAGACTTCCGATCGTGCTTTGCCTTCCCATAAGAATCTTCCTCTCACAGAGTTCAAACAATACCTGGTCCACTGTCATCCGGGCCACGTCCTGCAAACGTCGGCCCTTCCCTCCCAACCATGGATCATCCACCAGCAATCGGACATGATACGGAGTCAAGCCACACAGCAATCCGGCCGAAGCGGATTCACGTTCATCTTGCTCACCAACGCTCCGCTTGACGGCGGTGAGCCCTAACCATTTCCCACCGACGGTGAACTGAGCCGCTCGATTTCGCGGCTGAGGTCCACCAACAAGGCCATATTCCCACGTAGAGCGTCCTGCACTTGGTCCCTCGTCACGTCGTTGTGGCGAAAGCAGACCCAACAGAACGTGACCATCCCCTCGTAACTCCCGGTGATCCACCAGTTGACGTAGCCAACGCGGACCTTGGGTGGGGAAGAGCCAGTCATTCCTCGATACTCCTCATCGGACAGCATTCCCTGATCCAAGGCCGAGGTGGCTATCCTTTGTGTTCTCCGATCATCGCTCCCTCCGTCTGCACCGTACGTCTCGGCCACCCAAGCACGCAAGGCATCGGTTAGCACAACCCTGGCAGGATCGTGGGCATACTTGGCCGGCAGGTCGCCCACGTCCCAGCGGGCGGCCTCCTCGATCTTGCGTTCCAGGAGGAGCAACCCGGCATTTCCAGGCAACAGATCCATGCTGGCCCTGTACGTCTCCAGGTAATGCCGACGGAACCGCTCCAGGCAGTCCCGCTCCACCTCGGTCAACTCTTGCAAACCCAGCGGGCGGACCGTGCATTCCTTCCCAGCGATCACCACCGTGAGGGCCCCACTGGCACCAAGGGCTCGGGCCATGTCTTCGCTCATCGTTAGTCCCTCCATAAAAGATCGGACGTGCCGACGCTCCCGACCGCCCGGGAGTTCTGGGCACTGTCCATGCGTTCTCATCGTGGCCAAGACCGACTATCCGGTCCCGGCCTTCCTCATCAATTGCCGAGCGACCGATCCACGCGGGTCAGAGGGGGGAATGAAGCCCAAGAGTTGGGCGGCTTCCACAGATAGGACAATGACGTGAGATTGGGGTAGGCCCCGCTTGACCGACGCTCGACGCTCCCTTTCCGCCATGCACTCCGGGCACGGGCATTCGGGGAGCCAGTGAACTTCCTTCCTCGTTATCTCGAACAGGTCTTCTCGGTTCATGTTCTCATCACGTGGGCAACGTGGCCGCCGGGGCACCGGACTGGCCGGGGTGGTAGTACTTCCCGTCGGAACCCCAACCGGAAGTCCAACCGATCACCTCCTGGCTATCCCGGTCCACGGAAATCTTGAAATCATCGCACAGGGCCCGGGCGAAGTACCAATACAACGTGGCGTTCATCCACAGGACGGCCAGCACGGTGTCACCTTCCGCGAACAGGTCCCATTGCTCCGAGTCCGTGTCGTACTTGCCCTCCGCCGTGAACGTGGCATCCTTGCGTCCCGCGGCCCTGTTGGTGTACCCCGCGGAGTCGGAGTCGCCCCACTCGCTCTTGGTTGCTAGCTTGGGGTTGACCTCCCACTTGGTCGTGCGGGCCACCAAGGACGATTCGACGACGAACTGCCCGTCCCTGCCTGTCAATGCGGTTTGTGAATCTGCTCCCACTTTCAAATCTCCTTAGATTGCGTGCATGACGAACCGCAACCCCCGCTATGATTGCGAGGATTGTGAGGACAGTGAACTGGACGAATGGCTGCTGCTGCTCGATGAGCTGGACGAACTGGACGAACTGGACGCGGACTGGCTGCTCGACGAACTGCTGCCGGAACTGGACTGGCTGCTTACGCTGGCCGACTGGCTGGAAGAACTTGCCGAGATCGAACTGCTGCTGCTCGACGAACTGCTGGCCGACGAAACGGAACTGACCGACTGACTGGACGACGAACTGCTGGCCGACGAACTGCTGCTCGACTGCTCGTCCGTGCTGCGGGCCACCAGGTAGACGCTGTATGTCACGGCCCCACCGTAGGCCCGCAACGTGAGGCGGTGGCTGGACGCCGAGTCGATGTCCATGCTGCCCTCGTCGGGGCTCCACTTCATCAGGATTCCGCCGGGGCCGAGGTATCCACCGTTGGCCTGTGTGTGGCTGCCGATGGGCGTCCAACCCTCGGAATCGGACGGCAGCACCTCCAACCACCCGGTAGCCCCGGTGGCATTCTCGTTGACAACGATGATGCCCACGATGTTCTCATAGGATACCGTCTGGCCCAGCGGGTCCTTGCCGCTGCCTGCCCCGATGTCCACACCGACCATCGTGGCCAAATCCAGGATGATTTGCTCCCCGTGCTCAGACAGCGTGCCGTTCTTCTTCTGCCAAGCACGGTCGGCCTGAACGCTGCCGATGCCCGTCGCGATTGACGTACTGTAGTTAGCGTTCGGCACGCTGACGGTCACTGGGCTGGAATCGCTCAACGTGTTGACAAGGCTGCCGACCAGCTTCAGTTGCATCTTGATTCCGGACGTGGAAACGGTCATATTCTATTCTCCTTCACATCGCGACCGGAACATCGGCCAACAGTCGATAGATCAGCATCCCCTGATATCTGTTCTGGGGTTCCCGCTCTAAACTGTCCGATTGAAACTGACACAGCAACATAGACCCGTTTGACAAGGACAAAGCTCCGGCCGACACAGACGGGTGGCCACCAAATACCTTCATCACTTCTTCCACCAAATATGCGGCCGTCGCCTTGGCCGACGATCCACCGTAGGGCCCCGTGTGAACGCTCAACGTGAGCATAGCTTCCCTGAACTCCCGGCTGGGGAACGTATTGACCCCATTGATCCTGGAACCAACCCACGACATCCTCGTTTTGGTGGACGATGAACTCAACTCCGCCACACAATACGGCAACGGTGGTTGTGGACCATCGTCCCCGTCGTTGAGCGTGAGATAGTCGATGTTCGACTTGCCAGCCGTAGACCAGCGGGCCCGGAACAACGAATCCAATCCGCTCGCCTGCCAAGCGGTGTAAATCGCGGACCAGAGATCGGCTGACCCCACGCTCATCGAATTGGTCCCGTCAAAATCTTGGTTACTGTACCCATTTCCTCGAACAACGTGCGGGTGAGAAACTTGCGGTCCAACGTGGGATTCGTCTCCAAGATCGCCCCGTAGTCCAATGGCATCCCCACATAGCCCTCGATCACGTTCGGTGCTATCTCTTGCACATCCTTGAAGATCGACTTCAACAACATCGTGGTATCGGCCTTGGGGAACTCGCCCCGCTTGCTGCGGTTAGTCACTTGAATCCTACCGCTGACCTTGCCGGTGTACTTGGTCACCGGGCGGCTGATGTTCACGACAACTTTGTTCCGCACGTGCTCGGCGGCCATCGTTACCCGCTGACGCAACGAAAAGGCGACCGTGCGAAGGAGCGGCTCCACGTTCTTCTCCCACCGCTCGACGCGGGCCTGGACGGCAATAAGCCGTCGTTGCCTCCCCGCCTCGATCGCCTTTGCGTTGGTCTTGACCATACACTCAGCCCCCGTGCATCCTCAAGTTCTCGATGTAGCCATCCCATTGATCCTCGAACATCGGTTGCATCAGCGGCGTGCGGGAGCCGGGGTTGAGCAGGTACCGGCCGGACAGCTTGTCGATAGTCTCACGCTCCGGCTTGATCCCCTTGCACACTACAGCCTCCCCAGCGTCCACGATCTGGACCATCTCGCGGACCAGGGACTTCATCCGGTGGGCGTCCAACGTTCCCTTCTGGGTCGGCACCCCGCGGAACTTCCCGTCGTAGCGGACCGCCTCCTGCGTGGCATCCATAGCCGCCTTGATCTTGTCACACAGATCCTCATCGTCCTCCAGTGGGTCGATGATCGCGTACGTCAGCTTGGCAGGATTGACGTGCAGTTGCATCCCGGGCACCCTCGGCATGCGGGCCAAGCCATGGGCCTGCCCCTCCGGAATCCGCACCTCCCCGGTCTTGGCATCCTTCGCTCCCTTGTTCGCGGCGATCACGCTGCGGAGCCTGCACCCGGGAAGGGACTGGATCAGGAGGTCACACATCCTGGGATGGTCGGCCTCGATCCCGAACGGCTGGACGATCGTTTTCTCTTGAATGGCTTCTGCTGTGGGCATTACTCGTTCTCCTTCAATTCGCTTTCCTTGTACCACATACACGTATCCTTGGTCTTGACGGAATACATGATCTTCCTTCCGTCATCCACTGCGGCCATAGCGACAACCCCCGCTTCTCCGAACATGGTTGTCACCAACTGGTCGATGTCAAACTTGAACTCGATTTTCATGGGCGTTCTCTCCATTTCTCTGGTACGTCCTCTCGGGATGAAAATCCCTCCCCGCCCCGGCGAGAACGCGGTTCCGGGGCGGGGCGGGTGCGGGTAGGAGGGTTTCCGACCCTCAACTCGGTCAGGCTTGGGCCGTCGTGGTGACGGCAGCACAGGCCCCTCTTTCCAATTGCCCGCCGTACCGGAAGGTCAGGGCAAGCAACATCTCGTTGTTGCGGATCAGCGTGTCACCCTCGGTGGAGCTTCGCAGCACCAAACCGCGACGGCGGAACATGCGGTAACGCTTCAGCACGGCGTAGAAGACTTGGGCGTTTGTCATCGTGTCGCTGATCTTGTACGGCGTGCCCATCCAGGTGTAGTCCTGATAGTTGGCCATCGTCACGGCATTGGCAATGCGGCGGGCGTCGCTGGCCCCGACGGGAATCGACTTCGCCCGCTGGAAGCTGGTGTCCGTGCCGCCGAAGACGATCGACGCCTTAACATCGTTCGACTTCTCACGTTTGTGAACACCGAACATCAGCGACTCATAACTGCCGATCGTGGTCGTACCGCCAAAGGCCACGCTGGTCGTACCGGCCTTGGTCATGACACCCTCGGGTTGGGTCGTGCCGTTGCCCACGCAGATCACGTTGTCCATCTCGCGGAGCATGGCTTGGCCATAACGCTCCGTGATGAACTGGACGAAATTGATCGGCGTGTCGCTGAGGAAGTCCAGACCGATGCGGATGGCACCCTGCCCGCGGTAGATCGTCGTGTCGAACGCCGTCACGTAGGACGTAGTGTCGAACAGGTCGATCGCCGTGGCGTCGATGCCTCCCCAGGTGATCGTCGGGTTGCCGGCGGCCGCCCCCTGGATTCTCCGGCCCTTGTCGATCGGAATCAGGTTGACCAACGGGAAGAACTCGCCGAACAAGAGCGGGGTGGACACCAACATATCATCGAACGGCAGCGGTACAGCCTCAGTCCCGCCACTGGTGGCATCGTCAATCAACGTCTTCTGCTCCAGGGAGGTCAGGTGACGGTTGACCACGTTGGCTTCGTTCGATGCTTTGCTGTTCGGGTCGTCGCCGATGTTCCCGCACCAGTCCATGTGGTGCATAGCATACAGGATCAGTTCCTTCTCGTGCTCCGCCGTGGAGTTCCACGCCAGGGCCTTGGAACCGAACTTGGAATGCCGCATCATGAACTTGGCCCACGCTCCGCAGACGGCCATGTCCCGTTGGCTCGCCTTCTCCATCTGACGGCCACCCTCCAACGGATCGTAATCCGTTATGGGTCTGCCAGCGAACGGATGCGGGGTGCCGTCCTTGCGGTTGAACTCGGGCCAGGTCATGGCCGACTTCTGCGTCGAATAGTGTTCGGCGGCCTCCTTGACGTGGACCGATACCTCGTCACCGTCGCCATCGCCCACGGGTCCCATGGCAATCATCCGAGAAAGTCGCCCGGCCTTCTCGGTATCGGGGGTGACCTTCTTATCCTTGGTGGCCTTCTCGGCTGCTTCCTTTTCAGCCTTCTCCTTAGCGACCTTCTCATCGTCCGCCTTGGCGGCTTCCTTCTCGACCAGCTTCCCAGCGAGCTTCTCCAGCCCACCGGCGATAGCATCGAGCTTGGCCATGAAGGCGTCGGCCTCGGCGGCCTTGCCATCCTTGGTCAGCTCCAGGTACTTGTCGGCCGTCAACTTGCCATCGACCATGGCCTTGGCGGCGGCGGCCTTGTACTCATCATCCGTGGCTTCGGCCTTGACGTTCATCTCGGCGATCAGCCACTTCCGCAACAGTTCGGTGAGTCGCATGTCTTAACTCCTATGCTAACTCGCACTCAACGTACAAACCACCCGGAACGACGATCGCCGGATGCGTCTTGGGGTACTCACTCATGTTTTCCGTCGGGACTTCCGATAATCCTACGGAACAAGTCCGCCGTCTCGGCGGTGACGTAGGAAGCATCGACGGCCCGAAGATTGTTCAACAGGGACTTCAGTTCGGTCGGGGTTGCTTGGGACAGTATTAGGGCGGACGCCTCGGCCACCGTCATCTTCTGGGGCTTCTCGTCTTCACCCTCTTCCTCCAAGATTCGCTCGGCTTCCTTGAGCACCTCGGAGAGGTTCCCACTGGCCTGCTTGAGCTGGGCGGAGTGCGGGCGGCGGATGTAATCCTCCCCGGCCACGTCGTCCACGTGCTCCTTGGCCTTGGAGATGCGATCCACGTTCCGCTTGTTCAGCACACGGCCCGCCTTCACTTCGGACAATTCCTTCTGCAACGACTCGATCTGCTTTCGTTCGACTTCGCCCATGTCTTCACCCTTGTCTTCTTCCTTCGCGGGCTCGAATCCGCCCGCGGAATGATCGTGCTCCTCAAGCCACTTCTTCGCCTCCTCGGCCGTGAACTTGCCGGCGTCGAAGGCGATCGACTGCAACTCTGCCTTGCCGTCCTCGGTGATCCCGTATATCGCATGAATGCCGTCCCCGAACTTGTCGTTCTGGCGGCGGAACTTGGCGTACTTGCCGGGGTCGGTCTGCCGGGCCCTGTGCTCATTGGGCAGGGGCTTGGTGGCGTCGAAGGACTTCCCACGTCGCAGGTAGGGACGTGGGGAGTAATTACTGCCCGCCGATTGTGTCTGGTTTATCAACTCCTTCTGTTCGTCGATCTTCCTCAAAGCCTCCTTGACGGCCTTGTCCATCGGCTGCCCTTCCTCCGAAGCTAACGTCTTCGCGAAGAAGCAAAGCTCATAGACATGGGCCCCGCTATAGCCGTCGGTCAGACTGACGATCTCCCCGACCTTCGACCGGTCCAGGTCCGGGAGCCATCTTTCCAGCATCGACTTCCTTGCTTCGGAATCCGGCAAACCGAACTTGAGCACGTCGTGGAACCTTCCCGGCCGGTCGATGAGGGCTTCTGGCATCTTCTCCGGGAAGTTGGTAGTCAGCAACGTCCACACCCCGGACGACCGGCTAATGCCGTCCATCTCGCTCTTGAGGATGTCCACGGAATGCCCGTCCAGCCAATTGTCAACGTCCTCGAAGAAGATTACCGCCGGGGACAGTTCCTTGGCCATCTCGAAGGCGAACGTCAACCCGCCAACCGACCCGGCATGATAGAAGTCCCTCGCGGAAACCCAAATGAACGTCGCGTCCGCCGTGTTGCGGAGCACCCTGCCGGACAGCGTCTTGCCCGTGCCCGGCGGCCCCATGAGCATCGTCCCACGGTTGGCGAACTGTTCCTTCTGCCGGTTCAACCTGCCCAACGTCTTGGTGATCGTCCCGGAATTCTTCGGTGTGAGAAACACGTCCTCCCACACGTCTGAAGTCTTATCGATGAATTCACCGGACAGGGCGAACGCCTCCCCTCGAAGGAAGTTGTTCTCCTTCGCCCACATCCACACCGAATCGACCAGCTTTTGCACCTTGCCCCGGTCGGAATCGGCACAGCACCATCGAAGCGACAGACCGAAGTAGCAAGGCCGGTAGGTCACCAACACCTTGTATTCAGGGCCTTGCATGAACGCCGTGCCCTCGACCAGGAAGCTGTCGGACAGCTTCGAGTTGAGTCTGATCGTCTCGTAATGCGGAGGGCTCTCGTATCTGCCGTCCATGTTCCGCAAGTCCATTTGCTTGAACGGGGCCAGAACATTCCGCAACCCGGTGAGAAACGTACCCATCCTCGCCGACGGAACAATCGTTTCGATCACGGCCAACTGC